AACTCTGTTACTAGAGAATTAGTTGAAGATCTAATTGATCAACCTGCATTTAACGAAAATAATTATATTTCTAATGCGATTGAAGCACAGGTAGGTAATGCAACTTCTGGTTCTGAAGATCGTAAGATTCCAATTGCTGGTGATAGCACAGTTCTAACAGATCAACGTTATTATGTTGAACTTAGAAGACCTTCTATTGCTCGTGCTGGTAATCACACGTTTGAGTATCTTGGATTCGGTCCAGGAAACTACTCCACAGGTCTCCCAGCGCGTCAGGAAGTCGTCCTTTCACCTACTGAGGACTTCTACGCCCAAAGTAAGAAACAAGACGGTGGTATCGTCTTCTACACGGGTTTAAACTCTAACGGTGATCTTTACATTGGTAATAGAAAAATCAATGCTATTACTGGTGTAGAAACATTCCTTGAGTCTGCAACATTACGTGGTAGTGAAGACGATGATGAGGATATCGGTAATTTAGTTACATCATTTGATACTCCTGTAACGTTCAACCAAAATATTACAGTTGTTGGTGGTGATGGTTCACAACAAAACGTATTCCAGTCTCCTCTAATTATTTCTGTTCAGGATAATGACCTAACTGAAGTTAGAGATTCGTTAATTATTCGTTCCAATGTATCTTCCGTTGATCCTGTAACTGGTGATGAGCAAGATGAGTCTCTTGATAGGACTAACTTTGCTCCTCCAACACTTGGTGATATTAGAATCAGTAAGAACAGAGTTAATGCTGCTATCTTTGCATTCAATCCGAGAGGAAAGGGTCAAGGATATGAGTTTAAGACTCATATCACTAACGGTGTTCCTTCCAACATCTCTCCAAACAACAGCAATTTAGTTGCTCAAAATGGAAATCGATTACTTGCTAATCAATTTGTTGATTTTGGTGGTGTTGCTGCTAAAGCAGGTGATGTTCTTTTCAAAGGAAAAGAAATTGGTAAGTCAGGTTCACTTGGTTGGATCTTCTCCAACTACTTCACTCAGATTCCCAACAACAACATCTTTACGATTAATTTTGATGGAACTAACGTAGTTAAGTTGATATTCAAAGATCAGAATGGTGTTAATGTTGCAAACTCTGCTATTGGCATTACTTCTGGATCACAAATTAGACTCAATGATTATATTGATTCTAGACTGACTAATGTTTGGACAGTATTCAGTCCTAATGGTGATGCATTTGACCCTGCAAATAACTACGTTCACTTCCAAGTTAATGACAACATTACCATTGAAACATTAAGTTGGAATGGTGCTGGTGGTGTTCTGAGTTCTGCTCCTGTAGGAACTAATCCTAGTGTTGACTTCTCTAATTCTTCTTGGAAAGAACAGGGTGTTATTGGTGCTGAGACACTTAGAACGGAAACTGAAACTATTGGCGATTATAAGTTAGGTATTAATACTATTGCTCGCTCGGATCATGCTGCATCACAAAATGCATTTATATCTACTGAAACTGAACCACGAGCAAACTTAGATGTTGTTGGTAATACATTTATTAGCGGCAAGAAGATCTTATCTTACTTAACTGAAACTAGTATTATTCATGTAGAGACTGATCAGGATAATGCATTCTTAGTTGGTGGTGATAGTGCAAATCCAAGTGATAACTCAACGTTGAGAGTCATGACCACTAATGGTGGCAGACTTGGTGTTAATACTGCTGTTAATGATACTGTTAACCCATTTAAGAATCTAGATAGAAATCTAGTTGTTGTTGGTACTGGTAGATTTACAGGCGATGTAGAATTTACGAGCGATATTGAAGTTAATGGTGGGGATATTACCACCACAAATACTGCGTTCAACTTCATCAATCAAACTGCTACTGTTCTTAACTGGGCAGGTGATGGTACAATCCTGAATTTGATGAATAATTCCACTGGCAATCAAAACATTGCTCTTGGTAATTCTTCTCCTAGACAAACAATTCTAGTTGGTGAGGCAGTCACAAATGGTGTTCTTAAGATTCACAGAAACACTGATAATGCAACCGTTGATATTGCTACTGTAAGCGAGGATGCAACTTCTGAGTGTAGGATTACACTTGGTGGTGCGTGGGCAACTCAAGCAGATGCTACATCGTACACTAAGATTGGCACATTCTACACGGGACTTGCTGGTAATCTTGAGATTGGTACTGGATATGGTGCAGGAACTAGCAGCTGCCGACTTTATACACAAACAAGAGTTGTTAATCTCTTCGACGGAGACCAGACTAACACAGTTAACCTTGCAACCAATGCGACAACATTCACACTAGGTTCTACTGGTGGTACTACATTCATCAGAAACACCCTAAATGTTCTTGCTTCTACAATTGTTGAAGGTAATATTAGACTAGATGGTGGTCTAAATGCTGGCATTATTAAGATTGGTAGAGGTAAGTTTGGAACTACTATTGTTCCTCATCAGGTTGGTGGTGTCCAAAATCCAAACATTGACTTCTATAAGTATGAAGATACTGGTAGATTCATTGATACCGCTGGTGTATCACAATGGGGATCTACGGCATTCTTGGTTGCTGGTGGTCAAATTTCTTCCATTGATAACTTAGTTAATAATGGTGCTAACAGTAGAACACCAGGAACATACTCCTTCCTGGATACAACTAGTGATGGAGTAGGTTCGGGTGCAACATTCACTATTATTGTTAGATTTGATTATACTATTGATATTACTATTGAAAGTCCTGGTGAAGGATATGCTAATGATGAAACTCTTACTATTACTGATACTCAGTTGGGTGCTGGTGGTGGTGGAGATCTTACATTCCAAGTAAATGGCACTAATGCAGCGGGTTCTAATTACTTCCTACCAATTACACAACCTATTATTGGTGATTTCCAAGTTGGCGATCTTCTATTGCTTGATAGAGCGAATGCATCTTCTCCCGACAGTATTGGTGCTGGTGGAAATATCATTACCGGATTAAGAGATGAAGCGAAGAGTGAGATTCTTCGTATCATTGGTATTGCCAATATTGCTAACCCATCTGATCCTAATGGATTTAGATTAATTGTTGCTAGAGGTTCTGAAGGAAGCGGTTCTTATACAGATCATCCAGATGGTTGTGTTATTGCTAAACTAATTAAGCAAAGTAATGCTTCTTTCATCACAGGTTCTGACCTTGATGACAGTGAGGAACTAGATGAACCTCGTACTGGTATTGGTTCTGGTTCTGCTGACGTTAACATTGGTGTTGCTGAATTTGGTGGAACTATTTCTACCCGCGACTTCCTCAGACTATCTGCTCTGGAATTTGTATCTGTTGAGTCTTTAATTTCAACATCACCACAATCTTTGAGTGTTAATGACGGTGGTACTCCTGCTGCTGAAGTATTCAAGGTTGAATCTACAACTGGTGATACCTACATCTTTGGTGATATCCTTGCTGGTTCTGGATTTAATAAGTTTACTGTTGATTCGATAACTGGCAATACGATTACTCAAGGATCTTTAACAACAAACAACACAATTACCCTGAGAGGATCTACATTCCCTGCTAACATAGGTTCGTCTGTTTCCTCACCACCTTTTGTTGATAGTCAACTATTTAAGTTAACACCACAGGATCTTACTGAGTTCTTAACTCTCTCTAATGGTGGTAATGATACTGTATCAGAGGTTGTTACTTTCCAGGTTGATACAGCAACTGGAAGCATGTATAGCACAGGAAGTATCAATATTTTTGGTAAAAATCTTGATGGTACTGCTGATCAAGGAACTCCAAGATTAACATTTAATAATTCTTCAGGAGACTTTACTGTATACGGTTCATTCTCTGCATTTGGTACTGGACAATCATCGTTTGGTGGTCCTGTTGTTATTGGTCAATACTTTGGTGTTGATACACCTGCTGGATGGGACTATAACGAGGATGCTGATGTAACAATTAATGGTGGAGATTTAACAATTAACTCCGGTGGAAATGAAATCTTTGGTGTTGATAATGACGGTTCGGTCACTGTTGCTGGAATTAATGATTATATCTCACAAACTGGTGGTCGTAAGTGGTTATATACAGCAAACTCTGTTCTTGAAGCACAATCGAATGTTAATTACTTTGTTAACGCTGGATCTAATACATTAATTAAACTACCTGCAAATGCTCTAATGGGCGACATGATTCGTATTATAGATATAGGTGGTGCATTAACTCACAACGTATCAATGGTTGTAAGAGCAGGAGACAACATTAAGGTTCAGGGTGATATTTCAAATACTGGAACTGCTATGTTGACTGGAATTGCACCTTCCAATCTCGCAGGGCACAATGGTGGTGAACTAGTTATTCAAACACCTCGTGCATCCTTCGGATTAGTTTACGCTGGATCAGTTACTCCAGATGGCGGTACAGTTGATGCTGCTCCATCTAGTGTTGTTGGTTGGTATCTAATGGACATTTAAGGAAATGAGTTTCTATCAATCTACTAGACAAATGAGGGCTGCTGTTATCGGCAGTATCATCCCTTGGAGTGGACCCCTATCTGGTATTCCAGATGGGTGGATCGTTTGTGATGGTAGCTTACCTGATGCAAAAGATTATCCATTGTTAGTTCAAACAATTGGAGACACATATAATGCTGGTGCTTCCAATTTAGGAGGAGCATTTCCAGCATATACAGGTCAGTTTAAGCTACCGGATCTTCTGTCTGGGAGATCTCTAATGGATCTTGAACAAGCTTATTTTGGTGCTAGTGGAACAGGTAAGGCTATTGATTTAGATCCAGACGCTGCAGGTTTGATTGGACCATATATTGGTCCCAACTCGGATCTAGGTGTTCAACAAGTTTTTAATGATGTTATTACCAATGTTGACTTTGAGCTGCCTCAAAGTCAACGAGATGGATACGCAGGTGCGATCTCTGGAAATACAATTGTTCCTGGAGAAGGTGAAAAAGTAGTTTACATTGGTGGAAGAAAATTAGGACATCAACACGTTTCTAATCATTCTCACCCAGGTATTTACGAAACTATTCAAGCAAATCCTAAAAACCAACCGGGACTTGGTGTTATTCCTTATAGTAATATGTCGCTCAAATTTAGTTATGCAGCATATGACGAAAGACAAGCAGTAGGTGGCGATGGTCAAGTTGATTATGTTCGATTCTCTTTAAGGGGTGTCTATAAAGAAGGTTTTAAATTGGAGAATGCTAATCAAGATATTACATCTTTAAATAGTTATAGTGGGTTTGGAAGTGGTGATTTTGGCAGAACTCTTGGCAGAGCTAACTCAGAAAATCCTCCGGTTAATTTATCTCCACAAGTATTAACACATACACCTGTTGCAAACTGGGGAGAATGGAGACCATTGCCATCTACTCCTGTAACTGGAAGACCTGAATTAGAGCAAAGCGATGTAATTCAATACGGATTAGGTGGACAGGATATTGAAATTCCACAGTTCCAGAGAAACTATTATCCTGATACACCAGCAGCAGGTGCATATTCAACATTTGTTAGTAATGATGCAAATGAGTTTCTTGATACTAAACTACAAGCACATGCACACGATCCATTTAGTGTTGTATACGATCAAGGAAGTTTAAAACCACAAACTAGACTTAATTCTGTATTAAGTATTCCACTAGAAACTGAATTGGACAATGTTAGTAATGCTGGGGCATTACAAATTAATATGAATACATCACAACCTTCTTTAACATGTGTGTACATCATTAGAGCATATTAAAATGGCAAATTATACAAACGAGAGAGCAAGATATGGTGGATGTGCTGGACAAATTTTAGTGCATTCTACTCCTGGGTTAGGACTTGTTAATGATCCTACAGCAACAAATTTTAAAAATATAATCCCTGCTGGTTATTTAAGGTGTGATGGTAGCATATACAATGCTAGAGATTATAGGCATTTATCTGAAATTTTGGGTGTTGGAACTGACACTAGATTTGCAAAAGAAGGTGCGATTATTAGAGATCCTGATTTAGGAACTGGAGATCTGGGACAGTTCCAACTTCCTGATTTGGGATCTAAAGTAATTATTGGTGGTAGAGGAACAGGACTATACAGAAATACTACTATCGAGAGAGAATTGGCGGGTGCTCCTATTACTAATAGAGTTGGTCCACAAGTAGAAATTGTAAGTAATTTTGGTAGTAGAATTACTTCTCAATTTGTTGGTAATATGGAGTTAGATTCTAGTGGACCTATTACTATGCTTGGTACTCCAAAATATAATCTAGAAAGGTCTACATCCGAGACTCAGTTAAATATTGAAAATTTTCAGGGTCATGCACATAATTCAAGTCAAAAATTTCTTAATTATACTGGACAACACTCAGTAGCTACTTCTGGTGGTAAAGATTCTGATCAAAGACTTGCAAATAGTGGAGCAGGAAATCAGTTAGATTTTTCTGAACCATGGAATAGAGAATCTATTCATAAACATAATATTACTAGACCTACATCGTATGCTCAAACATTTACGTATTCACACCCAACTGTTCAAATTGACATGTCTGGTGTAAGTGCTAGTGTTGATGTTGATGTCGAAGATGATGAGAAATTGGATGAATTGGTTACTCCTTTTATGCTTGTAGAATATATTATTAAATTTTAACAAATGCCTATCCCAAGAAACCCAGGAATTTATTATATTAGGTCAACTGCTCTTCCTACCGAAGCTCCTTTGATTTTAAAAAGGAATGCTATTTCTGAAGCAGATTTTGCAAAATTAGTCACTTGTGTATCTGTCATTGATGAAACTGATAGTAGTTATTATAATAATCAGGGAAATTTAAACGCTGTTTGGGCACAAAATCCTCCAGTTGTTGGTGGTAATGTTAGTAGTCGTAGAGGATTTAGAACAGCATTTCCATATAGATCTTTTTACATTCTAGATCCGGGTGGTGGTGGTGGTATTGATATTCCCACTAATTTTCCTGGTGATGCTAATGCATATGGACCAATTACTGTTAATCGCGATGGAGGAAATGCTGGATCTAGATCTGATTGGTTCTCTATTTGTAATTTTGGTTCTCTTCCATATGGAACGATTGTTTCTATCTGGATTGATATTTCAGGTTCTATGACACTTGCAACAGTGCAGGCATCATATGATTATTTTATAGCACGTTGTGCTGCTGCTGGTATTGAAATTGTATTGAGTCTTAGTGCTTCTGGTGAAAGGTATATTGACGGACATATTCAATATCTTCCTCCTAGTGCTAATTTTACTGCAACTGATGAGGATGGTAATACTAGTAATATTCAAGTTATTGCAGGCGCTTCCATTACACTGAGTTGGGTTGTATTTGGTGATGTCAATACCTTGATTGTTGATTATCCTGGAAATACAGTTCAAGCATCTACAAGTAATTTCCAGAATTTTGTAAAAACAGTAACCGTAAATCCTACTGTACCAACAACATATACTCTGAGTGCTAATGGTCCGGCTGGCACGACGACTAGAACAATTTTTATTGATGTATTAGTTCCGCCAACTATTACACTAAGTTCCACTAATGGTTTAACTCTTAATGCTGGTCAATGTACTACAATTGAATGGGACCCAGCGGGAGATTATGCTTCTCTTGCTTGGACTCAAGGACCTCTTACTAATACTAACGCTGATAGTCAGGAGCAAGATTGTCCTGATGACACTATAACATATTGTGCAGTTCTTTCTGGTCCAGGTGGAGTATCCCCAGAAACTTGTCTTACTATTACGGTAAGACAAATTCCCACTGCATCAATAACTTCTCCTAGTCAAGTTGATTATGGTGAGAATTTTAATATATCATATACTACTAAATATGCCGACAGTAGTATTACAATTACACCAACCTATACCTACACAAACGGAACTACTGCCCCTGGTACTGCAATTACTAGGACTGCCGCAACCAGCAACCAAGCATCAGATCCCGATAGTGATACTGTTAGAGATGGTAGTGTTCCTATTACTGTACCATATAATACTATTGGACCAGCATCGATTTCTTTCATTATTGTTGCCGTAGGTAATGGTGGATCTGCAACAGATACTGATACTACTACTGTAATAATTGATAGGACTCCAGATAACTTTGCTATTGAAGAGTCGGAAGAATTACTTAAAGATGAAGTTCCTGTTATAACACCAGAAACTGAAATTTTGAGTGAACTTTATGAAATTAATGATATAGATATTCCTGTGGAAATTAAAGCTGATTGGCCAATTAATGTAGATATTAATCAGCAATCTAACTGGCAAAAAGTAAGGCAAATTTAATGACAGTAATTACGCAAACTTTCGCAAATAGTGGTAGTTTTACTATTCCAAGTAATGCTATAAACATTACTTTTGCTATTCGTGGTGCAAGAGGAGGAAAAGCTCTTGGATCTCGTGATTATTGGGATGGTTCTGTTAACAATAGTTGTGGTGTTAACTACTCCACCGGAAATCCTGCTCAGGATAATAGAGGACAGTATGGACAATGGTTGACCGGATCTTTTGACCCTAGCATGGCAGGAAAAACTATTAGTTTTCAGAAGGGACTTAAAGGTACTAACAATTTTTATGTTCTTGGTGGAGCTGAAGATCCGGGTGCGTTAGGTGGTGCTGGATATCATAATGGTGGACCAGGTGGTGTTGCACCAAGTAGCGATGGAAATGGGACATATACTTGTACTAGAAGTGGTGGTCCTGGTGGCGGTGGATCATCTGCATTTAAATATGGAACTATTATATTACTAGAAGCAGGTGGCGGCGGTGCTGGTGGCGGTGCTGGTAATCCGGGTAATCAATCCGCCGTTTACGTCAATACTTTAACTACAAATATTAATGCGGGCTCTAATGGTGGACAGGGTGGTATGGGTAGTACATCACACAATGCAGGATCTGGAGGCGGTGGTGGTGGATGCCCTGGTGGTGCTGGTGGTTGGAATAATCCATCTGGTAATCAGGGATCTGGATATCCTGGTATAGGTGGCGGCGGATATTATAACACTACGTATGTAAGTTCATGTGCAGTAAAGGGTAGAGGTCAATTCGCAGGATCTTTTACAAATGACGGATATGCTGAGGTTTCATATGAAGAGGCAAATGCACCA